CCAGCGGCTATCCGCTCTTTCTTGGCGTGAATGTTGGCATATAGACCTTTTTTGGCCGGCATCGTCAAGACCCCATCCATGATGTAGAAATTCCAGCGGGAGAATACCCGCTTGTGCGGCGCTTGTCAACGCGTCCTAGACGCGGATCAGTAGATGCTACAGGAAACGCGAACGTGACCGCTATGGCGTCCGCAGCGTCTGGCGATGCTAGGCCGCGCGCCTTCATGTCCTTCTTGCTTTCTAGGAACAGCGTACCCTTGCTGTCAGGCTTGGTGCGCGGGCTGATGAGGTCGGTTTTCAGGAACCTATCTGTCGGTATATGGCCCGTTTTCAGCCAGTCGCGCATAGCACCCCACATTTCGGCCCGTTTGTTGCCCCACATGGTCTGATTTTTGGCCTTATTGCCGAAATTCACGCCGCGTATCTTGTACCGCTGCTCTTTCAGCCGGTCTACGACGCCTGCGCCTAGCCCACCTTCGTCGATGCACACTAGCGCAGGCTTAAACTCTTCTATGGCGTCGATGACATGGCCTGCAACTTCCATAGTGTCCGCCCCGCGGTGCCTGCGTAGCTCCAAAATGTCCCGCCCTTGGCGCACAGCGATGACGGTAGCGTCCGCCCCGAAGCGTGCAGGGTCTACCCCTATGACAATCGGCGCTGTGGCGTCTCTGGCGGGTGTCCGTTTCATGGCATCATCCACCAAATTGCTGCCGATAAACTGATCGTCGCCTTCTGACGGGAAATTACCGTAAACTTCGACGCTGGCTTGGTAGCTGTCAGGCCCATATTCGTCGATAATGCGCTGGTACAGGTTTTTATCCGTTCCTTCCACATCGCGGGCGTCGATAACGCGTGTTGTCCAGAACGCGCGCTTGCTGTGAAACGTTTCGTAGAAGTATCCTGTGTTCCGCCGCGGGTTGGAAAAGGCCAGATGGAAGCGATGCGGCGTATTCTCCGTAAAGAAACCGTCGCTGACAGACCAGATAGAGTCTGGAATACCGCTGGCTTCGTCAAATATCAGCATCACACCGTCGAAGTTATGCACCCCTGCGTATGCGTCAGGGTTTTCTTCCGACCACAGCCGACCTTCGACCGACCAATAGCGCGTGCCTTTTTTCAGGTCGCGTTCGACCAGTTCCGTCAGCCATTTGGCGGGCATGATGCGGGTGGCGGCTATCTCAAACCAGTGACTGTTGAGCGACATCGCCAGCCATTTGGTAATTTCTGCCCATGTTACGGAGCGCAACTGCGCCTCAGAGTTAGCCGACACGATGGTTGTCGAGCCGATGCGGGTGGATAGCATCCAGATGGTAAGCCATGAGACTAATGCCGACTTGCCAATACCGCGCCCTGACGCAATAGCCAGCCGCGCAGTGTCGAAGTCTACTTTACCGTTGTTCTGCTTGATGTGGTCGCGCAGGTCGGCGAGTATCTGACGCTGCCATTTACGCGGGCCGGGAAAGTGTTCCAGCGGCGTACCCTGCTGCCCCCACGGGAATGTATATAATACGAACGCTAGGGGGTCATCCTTCAGGCTGGGCGACCATAGCCGCGCCATCAACTCCATCTCGTCTTGGGCTGAGTATATTGGCTGCTGCATTTTGTGTGTTATCCTCTAGGCGGGGTGTTACATCCGTGTACAGCCCTTCGATGACGCGCGACTGTGCTTTTTCCAGCGCGCCTGTAATGCTTATCTGTTGGTCGATGTTCACGTCGATCTGCTGTTTGGCTACCCAGCCGTGCTGATGCTTGAGTATTTCCAGCGCAGCCTTGCTGTCGCCATCGCGTGCCGCTTCGTACATCGTCTTAGCCGCAGTGTACTCGCCGTCGCTGCGACCTTTGATCTCAGCCATCTCGACCAGCGGGTCAGCGTCGGCCAGCACACGAAATTGCCGTGGGGTCAATCCAGCCGCCATAGCAAGGCTGTCGCCCTTAAGGCCGTAGCGGGCAGCTTCATAGATTGCCTCTAGCCGCGCCTCGGTCGCTTGCATTCGCTCAGGTGTAAATGGCAATGAGTAGAAAGTCATTGGGCGTACAATAAGCTACTGCACGCAGATACGCAACAGGCTTTGGTGCGGTGAGATTTTAAAAAAAATAAAAATTGTTTGCGAGCCTACCCGTGACAGTCACGCGGCCCACCGGCCCTGCCCCCTCCCCTTCGGAATTTTGCGTGAATTAAAATGCGTGTGGTATTATGCGTGTAGTTTTACGCCTGCGTTTTGCTGCGCTGTCTGCGCTGCGCTGTCTGCGCTGCGCGAATTGCGCGCTGCGTTTGACGCGCGCGGATTGGGATTGGCCTTTCCCTTTTGCGACTTAGTCGCATTAAGAAAAACACATCTGCCAGCTTGCTATGCTGCACTGCAACATATTGCGCTGGGCGATCTAGGTCATGACAATTCAAGTCGGCGATGAGTTGAGTTGACGCTAACGTAAACTGATGAGAACAAACTGCGTAGGTGTATTACATGGGCAACACGCGCTAGGCGATCTAGGCTATCGGGTTTCAGTCGCTGAGAAATACATACGTATTAACCATATAGGTTATAAAATACAGAATCTCTGTTAAATACCAAACCATTACCTAGAACGCCCAGAATCCTCGGTGAAGCGCACAATCCCTTGGCTTTTCACTGGGTCATTTAGAGCGAAATCATGACCTAACAAATCGCCTAGTTCATGACCCAAAAGACCAGGCATTTTTCCGGATAAATCCCCGATCCAAAAACTAGGCAATTTCTAGGTCATTTCTAGGTCATTCTAGGTCATTTGGCATTCTGGAACATACACGGAACAGAACCAGAACCTTTTCAGACTCGACCCTTTCCCATACTGACCTACCCTCAAACCCAAATCGCGCTGTATGAGGCTTAAAATCGGTTTTAGAGGGTAGTGCCAAAATGCCACACATTTTGCTGCATAGGTGCATTTTTATGCACTCGATTGTTTTTGTGCCTACCCTCTTATTGTGTAGAATGAGGGCACAGCATGACGCTGTAGGAGTGAGACACAATGAACGAACAAGACCTTATAAATGCCGTCCGCAATCATGCGCTGGCAAACTATAACACCGATGGCTGGGATTATCTTGTAGAGTGCTGGATGGACGGCGACATTCTCGAATGCCTCGACGGCGCAGAAACAGTCGCACAAGCAATCGCCAACGTCCGCGAAGCATTAGCGCCGCTGGCAGAGCGCCGCGACGAAGTCCGCGCCGCTGGTGGCGAATGGTAAACCTACTCTGCGCGGCGCAGCTCGTCGCGCAGACCATTTTCAAACGGAGTGAATAAAATGTCACATGAAATCATCGAAACTTTCGGTGTCGGCCCATACCGCCGTAAGACTGTCATCGCCACCGCCGCCAATTTGGCGGACGCAATCGCACTGGCGCACGATATGTTCAACATCATCGACCTTGAGATTGACGCGTCAAATCCGCTCTGCGCCGATTTCTACACGTCCACCGGACGTGTGATGCAAATCGAACCATACGCCTAAAATCAACCAACTGGAGTGAGAACCATGACTATATCTTTCGATCAATACACCACCCAAGGCGAACGCACTGTAGTGCGGCGCCTAGTCCGCGCAGCGATAGCTGCTGGCTGCGAAATCGACGTTAATGACGGCATGGAATGGACAGTAAAGCGCGCGACCATGTGGACGCCTGTCGCTGGCGCATTAGCGACCACAGGCGAAGATACGCTGCGCTTAATCAATGCCAAGGGTGACTACGCCGGCAGTTTCTATCTCATCTGGGGCAATGCCGACGATGGCAGCGAACTGATTTCCGATTTCACCGCCAATGACCTTTGCGAAGGCCTGTGGAAGCAAGCCTTGGGAGATATGGTATGACACATGATTATTATGACCCCAAGCACTCTTACATTATGCAAATTCCATATTTGACCGACAACGGCCACGCCCGTGTTGTCAATGTCGGCTGGCATGATGCCCGTGAGTCGATAGATGCTGGCACACACCGACTGTTGCACGTCGAAGACGGAATATATCTGGTGACCCCAATTAAGCCGCCTGTTGTCGGTCACGTCTACCAAATCGGTTGCGAGGCCGTATGAGCCGCGCTGCAATCCACAACCTAGCGTTCGCGGTGTATATCATCGCGGCGCTAACCCTTGACCACCTAATCTTTGGAGTAAATTGATATGAAAACCACATTTAAGCGCAAACACAACCCTAACGATTACCGCACATGGACGTTAGCCCAACTCAACGCCGCAATCATGTATCAGGTGCAATATGGCCGCGATACGCAACACCTTGACCATTTACTAGCCGCGCGCGGCAAGCGCGGTGCAGCATGAACGACTATTGGAACCGCCCCTGCGCCGCGCACGGCCTCACCAGTTACCGCTATCAGAACGGACGCTATGGATGGATCATGATCGGCGCCGTCGATGATGACGACGCTGCCAATGAAGCCAAGCGCAGCACGGGATCGCCGATCGATCGCGCCAAGCTGCAACGCTGGAACGGCAGCGAATACGCCTAACACCACCGGACGGCGGAGCAATCCGCCGCGAGGATGGCGCTAGTGCCAACAACAGGAGCAAACACAATGACATTCATTTCACAAGCAATCGAAACCCGTTACCTTGGCCCGACCAACACCAAGGGCGGACGTATTAAAGCGACCGCATGGGCGGGCAGCATCACGCTTGGCTATGACCATGCGCTAAACGCAGACGCTAATCACAAGGCCGCTGCGGACGCTCTAATCGCTAAAATGGGTTGGACTGGCACATTCGCACAAGGCGGCAACGTCAAGGGCGATGGTTACCATTTCGTAAACATTGAGGGAGCATAACATGACCGACCAAGACCAAACGACATTGCAAGAAATCTATTTCGACCTGTGCGACTTAATCGACAGCGGCCAAGCGCACGACATTGCCTTGACCGACTTTGCAGAGTTTTCAACTATGTTGGAGTTTCTGGAAGAGCAGCGCGACAAAATCGCGCGTTTCACATAACCACAAGGAGCATAACATGACAAACGATCGCACATATTTCAGAATGCTATCTGATACCGCATTGGCCGACGCTGCGCGCCATTGCGACAATGACCTAGCCCTAGTGTTAGGCGAACGCCTGCACGACCTGTTGGACGTTGAAGACAAATTAGAAGACGCAAAGCGCGAGATCACCGAATTGAGCGACCGCCTAGACCGCTGGATGGATCACGCAATCGAAGCGTTAGATGCATTAGATGCCCTGCGTCACGCCAAATGACCGCGCTGTTAGCCGGCGCTGCCCTATTCCTATTAACTTTACTACTGGAGGATTAACCAATGACACACGAACAAATCGCAATCATCACGCTTTTAGCCATAGAAGCCGTAACCCTATACACCCTATGGCTGACGCAACAGACCGGCGAATGGTTTCGCAAGGCATGGCTGCGCGATAGCGCCGAATTGCTGGAATGGAAACGTAACGCTGTGCAGCGCGATCCTAAGACAGGCCGCTATGTCAAAAAGGTTAAGCGCAATGGATAGGAACCTACGCGACAAGATACGCAAGCTATGCAGCTATATCACCGACAAGTCGGCGGTTATGCAATATATCAACCGCGAACGTAACCTTAACCTGACGCTGCGCGACATAGAGGCCGCTTGCGAAGGGATTAGGGACTATCGACCCAACCTCAAGCCTATGGCCCCGTCACCGCTAATCGTGACGCACAAGCAACAGGGATATGACGACCTAGCCCTCGCGCTGTTCAAGTATCATGCCGAACGCGCAGATGGCCCCGAACGCGCCTATTGGCTGGCACGGCTAAACGACAGGCGACCCAAGCCCACCACCACCATAGAACTGTAAAGGAAACCCAAACCATGTTTGAAATTAAAGTAATCGACCCATCCATTGATGATGACGAAAAGGACATTGACGCCGAATTAGACCTGCTGCGTGTGGCTGCAAGGGCCATTGAGAAGCACGAGCGCCTCAAGGCCGAACTGCGGCAACATGAGCAGCATTTGTCACGCGTATGCCAGACCTACGGCCAGCACTACCGCGTATGGGGCTTTAGGCCGGAGCATCTGCGCCAAGCCTGCATCGCACGGGGGCTGTTGAAATGAGCAGCCGCAACCTGCCGCATCACCTTTACGTTTACGTTGACAGCACATTCATACGCAAGGACGGCAAAGGTTTCGAGCCTGCCGTTTGGTTTGCGATACGCTCGACACCGAACCGCGCTTGGGGCTGTCACGTCATGCTGGAATGCGGCGCTGTCTACCGCAACGTGCCGCCCCATGCGTTAGCGTTTAACGCCTGCCCTAGCCCTGTCTGGACACTGCAACAGGCGCAAGTCTGGGATTGCTACGGGACGCAGTTCGACGTTATCCGCTATGACTACCTAGCAGACCTGACAGCGCGCTATGACGGGACGGAAAACCGCGCGACGTGTTTGTTTACCGCTTGCCCGCACAGTGACGGGTTCAGCGCAGCACCAGAACAATCAAAGGAATTTATGTTTATGAGAACCGAAGGCGACCGGCTGCTGATCCGACCGACCAACATGGTCTTATTCGAGGAGCGTAGCTTCACCGAAAACACTGGCTGGCCAACTGACATTGCCACATCAACGCAAGTCTGGAATTGCGAATGAGCCGCCCGATGATTTACCCAATGGGAACGCTAGAGGTTGGCGAAGTTGGCAC